TATCTCCCATATCAATAACTTTGCACTCATTCATATCCGACATTAGAGATGTCGCAAAGTATAAGTTTGAAGTTTGAGCAAGTAACGCAGTGTTAGAAGCAAGACCGTTAGCTAAGAATATTTTAACTCCGTCGAAATACAAGTCATTCAATACTTGGTTGTTTCCTTTGTTGTCGTATCCGTTTGCACCTACACCTGAAGCAGCGAAGCCACCTAAAGCACGAACGTAAGCTCTATAAATGTTATTTGAAACATAAAGAGTTAAATCTTCTTTACCGTACAAAGCAGCTGGCAAAGCGTCAACGATAGAACCTAATTGAGCAACAACGTTTGTAGCGTCAACAGTAGTACCCGCAATTTCTTGAGCAGCTGGTAAAGCAGCATCAGTAGTTAATTGTGTCATTAAACCAGCGAACTGTCCAGCAGTTGCGTTAACACCTCTCCAAATTGAAGTTTCCATTCCAGCAGCAACTTTTTCAGCAGCGTGTGCAATTAAGAAATCAGCAAATGATTTAGGCAATACGTCGAATGCAGAATATCCCATTTGAATAGCATCCCAATCTTGTCTAAAATCAGATTTACACAATTGTAAGTTAACTTGAAAAGATTCAGGTTGTAATACTCTTTCAGTTAAAGTAACTGTTGACGTAGGGTCGAAATCACAAGTTGCGTTTTTGATAATATCGTCAGTTGCAACTCTTTTAATTACTTGTTTGTACTTAACATTAGGCATGATAGTAATACCGCCTTTTTCCAAAGTTGGAGCGCTTAACAAAGCAGCAGCGATATATTTTCCAGCGAACTCACCAGCATACGTTGTAGTAATGCTTTGAGTAGTTGATAGGTTAATTTTTTCCATTTTTATTTAGTTTTTTATTTTATTTATACTACGGTTAAAGTAATTGCACCAGCAGAAGTTCCAAGTCCGAAAACATACCAGTTTGTTCCGTCACCAACTAATTCTACAAAGTCTCCGATTGTATCAGCAGAAGCAGAAAAAGTAATTGTGTTTTCGTCAGCTCCCGGTACGTTAGTACTGTTCACAATAACACCACCTTGAATTTTGTTTGTAGCCGCTTTAATAGTCCAAGCAGTTGTAGCGAATAATGCACCCACTACGAACTTGTAAGATTGTCCAGCTCCATCGGCAACCGCTGGTAATGTAATTTGCGCTCCAGCAGCAGCGTTTAAGATAAATACTTTACCGCTATCTTCAGCAGTTAAAGTTGTTGCACCCGTCAATGTTTCAATTACACCAACTTGACGTAAAGAATCATTTGAGATACTTGTTAATGTTGTACTCATTTTTTATTGTTTTTTAAATTATTACTTATTTAGTTTGTTTAAAACTGAATCCATTATTGTGCGTGGTCTTTTAGACGCAAATTTTATAGACTCAACTTTGTTTTCGTTTTCAGGGTTAAAAGAAATTGGTTTAACTTGTTCGTCTTTTGATAGTTCAACTTCTTTGTCTTCGTTCAATTTGCTTAATTCAGCTTTAAGCATTTCGTTTTCTTTTTTCAACGCTTCAATTTCCGAAAAGAAACTTTCTTTAATTGTGCTTTCAACTACTTTTTTAGGGTTGCTTTTAGCCGTTTCCATTTCTTGTTCTTTTTTCGCTTCTTCTTCAATAGGTTCTTCAACTTCAGGTGCTTCTTCTTCTTCAACCTTTTCTTTTACTTCAGAAATAATTCCTTCTTCAACAACGATTAACATACGACCGTCTTCCATTTCGTATTCTCCTACTGGCACGGGAATTTTTTGTTCGTCTTCGGTTACTACGAAAATTTCGTTACCAGCTTCAAACATATCAGCTTCAAGAACTGTTACGCCATCGATTAGTTTCATTTGTTCAAGTTTTACTTCCATTCCAAGTAAAGTTTTGATTTGATTGATTAGGCTATTTTTCATTTTTATTTTTTTTATAAATTTTTAATTCTTGCAACCATTGTAGGCACTTCTCTTGATTTTAAATTAATATCCATTAATTTTTTAGCCTCTTTATATTCCGAAAATTTTAAACCTAAATCAGCAAATTGTTTATCAAACGTTCTTGCTAATTCATTAATTCTATCTTTAGAAGCAATAAAATCATTACCTACTTTAATAATACTTGGAGCAATTTTATCTACTTGTTCGTATAAAGCATTAAAATCAGATAATAATTTTTCACTTTTATTCATTTCTTGAACTAAATCATTAATATTTGCCAATTTAACTTCGTGTGAAGCTAAATTTGTTGTTTCTTCTTTAAACAACTTTCCGAAAACTGTTTTTAGTGTATTCATAACTTATTAACTTTTAAAATTTTTACTTGTTCCTTTTTTAGCCGTTTTGACGTACTATCGTGCGTACCCCGTTGTTATCTGTTATCGTTACATTTTGCGGCGTTACACTGGCTGTTTTACCTATTCCTTGCGCTTCTAAACTACCGTCACAACAATCTTTGTGGTATTTTCCGTCTTTACATAGGCATCCACGTTTACCACCACGGGGACTTACTTTACTTGCTGTTCTCATTTATTTATTATCTATTTGTTCTAACTTTCTTTGCGCCCACTCAATACCAGCGTCACCACCCCAAGCAAGCCACATTAAACGCCCGCAGCCATCCCCTAATTCCTTTTGTGAATTTTCTTTGTGGCGTGCAAATGAAGCCATTCGAGAAATAGTTTCTCTACTTATATTTTCACCGTTTGCAAGTTGATTGGCACGTGCTTTTCCTACGGGCGTACCGCAGTCACCCCAACCGTTTTCTTCAGCGTAGCGTAATGCTATCTTCGCGTTTTCGCTTGCCTCTTTAGGATAGTCGTTATACGTTTCTAATTTAGTATCCAGTATTTCTTTTAGGAATGCTATTATTTCATCTTCTTCGTTTTGTTGTAAACTCATTTCATATTGATCTACAAAGTGACCTTCAATGCTGAATCCTTTTACTTCGCCATCTTTTACCTTTTGCCAAATTTCATCGTTGTTTACTTTCATTGAAATCATCCACGTTCCTTTAGGTAAATTGAATCCGTATTTTGCTGATTTGTCTTGTTTCTCATCTTCAATTATCCAGCTTTCAACAACACTCATACCGTCAAGCATTTTGCGTTCGTGTTCGTAAGTTGCGTTGTTTTGATTAGCTCTCATTAAAAACAATTCACTTGCTTTGCGTACCGTATCCTCACTAAAGTAAATGTAAAATTCTTTGTCTTTATTTCTACGGTAAATTTGTTTATTAGGCACTAAAGCCGCACCCATTAAAATACGTTTTTCCGCATCTACTTCTTTTAGTTCAACTTCGTGTTTTTTTAACGCTATAAAGTTTTCTTCGATCGCGGGACTTTCAACAACTGAAACGGCATTAATACCAGCCTCTAATTTTGTGTCGTCTATTAGTAGTTCTATTATTTCAACTTTTGCCATAACTATTAAACTTATAAAGTTGCGTTTTGTACTCTATTCCTATCCAAAGCCTGTGCGCTTGTTACTTCACCACTCACTACGTAGGCTTGTGTCGGCGTTTGTTGTAATTGTGCTAACTGGTTTATACCGCTTGAACCTATTGTGTTAAAATTCGCAGTCATAGGAGCAGCTCCAGTTGGTGCATTTGAACCACCTGAACCGCCACTTGAACCGCTTGAATTAAATTGTTGTGAAGCAATCTTTTTAACGTTGACTAAACCAGCCGTAATAGCAGCAGCCATTGCAATATAATTAAACGGTGGGGGTGAACTTGCTAAAGCTGCGTTTGCCGCCTTATAAGTGTCTATTACCGCATTCGATATATTAACAGCTTTTTGAACTTGAAATGCTTTCTTTTGTTGTTTTTCGCTTTTACCAGCAAATAATTCAGCTAAATTAGCAACCATTTGCAAACTGTCTTGTACGGCTTTTATTCTATAATCATTTAGTTGTTTTATTCTGGCTTTGTCTTTTTTGTCTTTATCGTCTTTATTTTTAGAATCAATTTCCTGATATTTTAAATTAATATCATTTAATTCATTTAATTTAGCTATTTCGATTTCTTTTTCAGCGTATGCGTTACCTTTTGCTAATTCTTGTAACCTAAAATATTTGTCATTTACCGCTCTTGTTTCTTTTTCTTGGTCTGTTAATGTTCTATTCGTGTTTTCTTCGCTTATTTTCTCTACCTCATCTAAAAATTCATTTTGTTGTTTTACAGTATTAAATTGAATTTGTTGTTTTAAAGCCGCTAATTTTTCGGCTTGTTCTTTTTCTTTATCTAATTCTTTTTGAAAAAACTCATCATTTAATTTTGCTATATCAACAAGCATATTATCCTCTACCAATTTCAGTAGTGTAGCTTTTTCTTTTGCGTTGGCAACCGTTTCTTTTATTTCTTTTTTCCGTATTCTTGCCGCTTCAACTATTTCCGCTTGACGTCTTTTTTGTTCATCTTCAATTTGCTTAATTCTTTCAGTATTTATTTGGTCTATTAAACTAACTATTTCTTGAGTAGTAGTTGTTGCAGTGCTAACTGTTTGTTGAAAAGACTGCCTTTGTTCTTCAGCTATATCGGCGTCTATTTCTTGTATTTGTAGCCTTAAATCAGTTGTTTTCTGTGCTGAATCTAAATATGCTTTTCTTGCCTTTTCATAATTTTCAGTAGTTCCTAATTTAGATTGCTTTAAATATTCTTGTTTTAATCCTTCGGTTTCTCTATTTTGTGCGTCTAACCTATCTTGAACACCTCTTTTAGTTATTTTTGTTAACTCCATTTGCGAAGCACCTCTTTGCCTTGCTAAAGCTAATTCAGAACGCGTTGCATTATCAATAGTTTGTGTTACCTGTGCTGTTGCATCGTTATAACTTTCAATGGTTTTTTCTAATTGCTTAGTTTGCCTTTCAAGTAATTTTTGCGCTTTTTCCTCGTCTTTTGTTTTATCTTCAAATAATCCCATTGCTTGAACGGCATAACCAATTGCAACTACTAAAAGTCCTATTCCCGTTGTAGCTAAAGCAATTTTAAAAGCTTTTAAAGCACCCGTAGATGCTCCAATTACCGCCGTATAAACTGTTTGTGCAATTGCAGCCCCTTTCGTTGCAGCTGTATTTAATGCTTGAGTTAATGCACTATCTTTATTTAAAGCATTTGCAACCGATTGAATTCCATTTGTTACCGCCATAACGGCTTGTAACTTAACCATTGTTTTTTGCAAATCTTCACTTTCAACACCAACTAAAGCCATTGTTCCTTCAAAAGCTTCAAAAGCACCGCTTGCCGCTGAAAGACCTTGCATTGCTACATCTAAATTTCGCGTGTCGCTGGCAAAGTTTTTTACTTGTTGATTGACATCACCTATTCTATCCTCAAGTTCACCAGCTTGTCTAACTAATTTTTGAAACTCGTCGCTGCCTTCGTCCAATAAAGCTAACTGCGCTTTTAATTCTTTTAATTGAGCCTTTAAGGATTTTACACTTTCCGTTGATTCGTCTAAGTTAGATTTTACTTCTAATTCTATTGTCCGTTTTTCTGCCATAATTTGGAATGTTTTCTGCGTTCTTGTTTATAAATCTTTTTAATATTTCCAGTTAGTTCGTGTTTCCCTTTCGCCACATCTACTATCTCACTCACTCCAAAGAAATCGTCAGCTTTTAATAGCTCTAAAATTAATTGAATCATTGTTGTAATATTTGAATTGTGTTTACTGTTGTGCTTCCATCCCCAAAAGTGTACGTTACAGTCAATGTAATAACTTGAACGCTCGAATTTTCCGTTATTAAGTTTTGGAATTCTTCAGTAATTAAAAAGTTTGAATTTTCAGCTAAAATAAATGAAGGTGAATTCGTGTTTTCAGGAATACAAACTACTATTGTTTGACTATTTGTTATTGTGCTTGGCGTGATTGTAACGCCGCCAAAAGTTGTTGTAATAGTAGCGCTTACCGCACCGTTAACAAACTGAATCGGAACGTTTAAACATTGTGCGTCAAAACTTGGTACTAACGGTTTACCACTTGTAATTGGTCGAAAGTCTAAATACAAACTAAAGTCAACTTGTCCAGTGCTTAAGTTGCTTTTCATTTCGTTTATTATATAGCGTTTATCTCTTATAATAAGACGGTCATTTAATTTTAGGTTTGTAAGTAAAGAAACAGGTAAATTCGTCTTTACGTGAACCAGCCTATTTTTAAGGTTGAACAAGCTAAACAAATATGCGCTATAATATTCAGCGAATAAACCTTGTTGAATTGTTTCTAAATGAATAACGGAATTATCAGCGCCGAAATTTAAACTATATTTCGTGTTTTGATAGGTAAGGTCTTGACCGAATAAAGCAAATGAATCAATATTTAAATGAGTAGAACCAGTAAAGAATTTAATAGGGTGCGAACTTAAATCGTTACTTTCACCGTACAAATAAAGTAATATAGGCTTTGGGGTATATGCGTTTAAACTTTCGTTTAGCGTATATCCGAATATAGCGTATTGACCTGAAGAATGTATTGAGCGTGAAAATAATAAATTCTCAAAGGGGGATTCTATAATATATTCGTCGCCATCGTAGCTATATTGATATTCAACATCCCCGTATTGTTGACTATTTGCTTTAAAGTAATTTTTATTTACGAATGACTCACTTTGTTGATATTTGAAAGCTATTTTTTTATACAATTTAATTCGTTCAATATCAATTGAATCTACATCCGTATATTGTGTAATATCTACAATTGCGCCTTGTCCATACCAATCTTCCAACGGTAATA